ACTATCAAATCAGATTTGGAATATGATCAAACATATGTTACATCTAACACAATAACAGATACTATTGGTATATCACCAACAACTGCAACTTCTGGAAATATTTTGATGACAATTGATATTGCAACTAATCCAGATTTTTATGCTGCAATTGTTGCATCTACTTTTAGAGCAAATACACTAAGCCCTAGAGTACTTGGTTCTTATTTCTTGAGTGATGCTGGTACATTTGTTCCAGTAATTACAAAACAAGTTACTGCAACTACTGCATTAATTGAATTCAGTGCAACTGGTGGAGTAACAGATTCAGCATTTGATAGTGCATTAGCAGGTAATTCTTTAAAATATGTTAATTACGGAGATATAGATTATAATGTTGATAGTTCTACAGGAGCTGCTTCAAGCACACTCATGTCATCTTATTCTAACAGTTTATATACTGCATATACATTGGGTACATTAACTGATGGAGATAGAATAGTATGGGATGCTGATAGTAGTGGAGATGCTCAAGTAGGAGAAGTTGGATACTTAGATTTCAATATATCAACAAGTACAAAAATTATGAATACCGCAGGTTATACTGAATCATTAATTTCAGATACTACTTATTCAATTCCTGTTGTAAATGTTACTGCATATCAAACTGCAGATTTTACAGGAGCTATTGCTTATGATTATTTGGAAATATTCTTTGATTCAAGTGATGTTGCTCTTGCTCTTGGAACACTTAATGTTCAAACACTTAAAGGAGCTTTAAATAAAACTATACCGGCTACTTCAGGTACATTAGCAAATGTTGTAACAGTACATACTGATTATGAAGCTGATTTAGCTCCAGGAATGTTCTTGGTTGGTGATGATGGTGGAACAACTGGACCATCTAGATTAACTAGAATAGTTACAATATCTAAAACTGGAACAGTTCTAACAGTTACAACTGTTGGTCCAGTTCTTGTTAAAGATATTGCAAGTGTAGATTCTATAGAAGTTTATGATGCTATCACAAATTGGGTAGATTATTATACATTAACTTCAATGAATGGATTTACACATACATCATATCATTTACCAAATAATACAATGGATCAACAAAACAATATTCTTTATGATACATTATCAGGAACTCAATTATTCAATGCATTAATTGATAAAGATAATATCACATTTAGATATATTGTAGATTCATTTGGATTGGGTATAGAATCAAGTTCAAAAGCTATTTTAGCAAATCTTGCAAAAGAAAGACAAAATGCTTTTGCTATTCTTAATGCACCATCTATGAAAAACTTTTCTGATTCAACAACTCCATTATTCTTGGATGCAAATGGATTGGTAAGTACTAAAATGATTTCAGAAGGTGGAGATTTAACAAAAAATCCAACTTTACTTTATACACTACCAGGTATCACATCTGGTTCAAACTTTGCAGGATATTATGCACCATACTTAGTGGTAAGAGATAGAGGTAGAAACGTAACAGTTCCACCAGCAGGTTACATATCAAATAATTTTATTGATAAATATGTAGCAGCTCTTCCATGGTCAATTGTTGCAGGTGCAAGAAGAGGCATAATTGCAGGTAGAGGAGTTGTTGGAATTGAATACAATTTCGATAGAATTGATAGAGATTGGTTAGAACCATTTGGTATTAATCCAATTATATTCCAAAATGGAACTGGAATAGTTATTTTTGCAAATAAAACAGGACAACAAAATATCAAATCTGCATTGTCAAGTATACATGTAAGAGAAGTATTGATATATCTTCAAGATGGTATAGAAGCAATTCTTAAGAATTTCATCTTTGAATTCAACACACCTCAAACAAGATTAGAGATTAAAACTCTTGCAGATAATTTTATGAATCAAATACAAGCAGATAATGGAGTATATGATTTTAGAAACATAATGGATGAAACAAATAATACTTCTGAAGTGATTGATAAAAATATTGGTATCTTAGATACTTATGTTGAACCAGTTAAAGGCTTAGAAATACTTGTTCATAGAACAACTATTCTTAAAACTGGTGTAATTTCAACTGGAGAATTTATTTAAAATTAAACTAATGAAAATGCTAGTATAAAAGCTAGCATTTTCTTAAAATATTAAAACTAAAAATAAAAAATAAAATGAAAAAAATATTAACATTTGAAGAATATAATTTAGTAGAATCTATAAATTCTAAAAATTATGATTTTGAATTAAATGAAGAAGAACTTACAGCATTGTTTTCTAAAGTATTGAAAGAAGACGAGGTTAAGGCTAAAGTAGATGAAGTATTAGCTGCTAAGAAAGAATTTGATGAAGCGAATGCTACAAAATAAAATTAGTATTCAATAACGAATATATAATTAAATAAAAAAAAGATAGAGAAATGCCATTACCACACTATGACCAATCTAAAGCATCGATAAATTTATCTGAAGTAGTTCACTCAAATTTATTCGAAATAACATTTTTGACACCATTAAACCATGATGCTGCTCTTATATTAGAACATGTAAAAAGTATATCAGGTATGCAGGGTGTTAATCCATCGATAGATCCAGTTGGTCAAAGGTTCAAGTTCACTGATAGAAGTTTTGCAGGTATGCCTGCTCAAACATTTGTAGATTTAAGTGTTGTATTTACGTTAAACCTTAATATTGCAAATGAAATGTATTTATACAAACAATTTAGAGATTGGTACACGATTATTTACAATCCTCATACTGGTGAAATGGGATTAAAGACAGAATATGTTGGAACAATGATAGTTGTTCAATACAACAGAAAGGGTGATATTTTTAGAAAGGTAACATTTAAAGATTGTTTCCCAACTGGAACATTGGAAACACTTGATGCTCTCGATTACGACACTGCAGATCCACAGGAGATGACTATAGCATTTAGATCCGATCACTGGACAGAAGAGTTGACATAATTTTTCAGAGGGAGATATTATCTCCCTTTTTAGATTAAAATATTTAAAACATGGAACATCTTTTAGAATACGAAGAGTTTACAAAAAAGGATAACGAATTACAGAATAATCTTAAAGAATTGGTAAAAGATTTAAAAGATATCGATTCTGATTTTACACATAAAGTAGTTGACGTAAAAAATAAATCGGTTCTAATCAAAACTGAAGATATAGAATTGAGAGATGATTTTGTTGATTTTATCGTTGATAACAAAGATAAATATAGAGTAGAAGCTGTAAAAAAAGAAGGCAATAAAAGTATAAAACTAGAATTTTATACTGATAAAGAACTAGATAAAGATCATAAAGAAATTGAAAAAGATAAAAAAGAGAAAAAGAAACAAAAAGAACTGATGTTTGGCATTATGCCACCAGAAGAAGAAATACCAACCGAATAAAACAAAGCTCCTTAATTGGAGCTTTTTTATTTAAATTTTATGTCAATTTAATACAATTGCTCGATATTCAATGATATATAATATAATAATATAAACTATAATATTGTAATATAATGGGAAAAAAGATAGTTAAAATCTATGAGCTTAGTTTTTCCAATGGAGATAAATATATAGGTTCTGCATTTAAGGAAGAAAATAGATTAGAAGCTCATAAAAAAGTATTTAATGAAAACGACATTAAGGTTAAAGTATTGAAAGAAATACCTGAATCCCAACGTATAAAATGGGAGCAATATTTTATTGCACACTATACTCATATAGGAGAAAAATTAAGAAATAAAAATGCAGGTAGTGGAAATCATCCATCTCAAATCGAAGGAAAATATAAATTAGCAGAAAAAATTCAAGTATTATTGACCAAAGAGGATATTGAAAAATTGTATAATATAATAGTAGGAAAGACTTTTGCTGAAGGTGGAAAACCACCTCCCCTATCATCTTATATTAGAGATTTAATTAAGATGCATATAGAAGAAGAAACGAAAGAACAAAAAAGTTATGCAGGTGATCACATTAAAAAAATTATTAAAGAAACAAAAAAAGTAAAAAATGGCTAAAAAAGAAGAGAAAGATAAATTTGAAGAAGCTGCAAAAAGAGCTATCTTAAAAGATACTGAAGATAAAGAAAAATCTTTAGGAAATGTAAAAGACATTAAATCTGAAAAGGTTGAACCCGAATCTAAAACAGAAGGAGAATATAAATCATTGGGAAAAGCTAAAATGCATAAGTATAAAAAAGAAGATGGTATTACTGATGAATTAAAAGCTCTTGAAGAAAAAATGGGATACATTGATATAGTTACAGAAAATTTACCGTCAAAGGGTAAGTTTTATCCGTATGGTACAGTAATATCTATAAGATCAGCAAGTGTTCAAGAGGTTAGAGATTTTTCAACAGTAGAAGAAACAAATCTTTTTGATGTTGATGATAAATTAAATAACATTTTAGCTTTTTGCGTTAAAGTTCAATTAGGAGATAGAAAGGGAACATATAAAGATATATTAGAAGAAGATAGAATATTCGTTATTTTATCTGTAAGAGAATTAACATTTAGTAAGGGTGAAAATAAATTAATGATACCAGTTATTTGTGATCAATGCCAACATGAAAATTCTTATGAATTAAGAACAAATTCTTTACAGTATTATGATGAAGAAATTGATCTTGGAAAATATTATGATGATGAAGAAAAAGTTTTTAACATAAGAACTAAAACTGCAGGTAATTTTGCAATGCGTCCTCCAAGTATAGGTGTTATGAAAGAAGTTACATCATATATAAAAAAGAAAGAGGAAAAGAGAGAAAAATGGGATAAAGCATTTTTACAGGTTCTTCCCTACATGGTTCAGGAATGGAGAGGATTTAACGAAAAATCTATATTTGATAACAAAGTGGAATTTCAGGGATGGAGTACTGCTAAATATACTGTTGTTTATAGATTAGCTGAGAAGATGAAAATAGGTGTCAAAACAGAATTCGTACAATCATGTGAAAAATGTCAATCAAATATTGAGATGCCAGTTTCTTTTCCAGGTGGAATTAAATCATTATTTGTAGGAAGTAATATTGAAGAAGAATTAATTTAAAAATATGAAAGCAGTTGCAGGTATTAGTGTAGATAAAAAATCTATATTATCAATGTTTAAGATAAATTTGGAGAATTTTTTTAAAGCTAAATTGGCTCTTTATTACCATTTAAGGATGCAACCGAGTGAAATTGAAAACATGCCATATTATGAATATGAAATGACACTTGAAAATTTACAAGAGTTATTGAAAGAAAAACACGATGCAGAGAAAGGTGCAAATAAATCCCAACAAGATTCGATACCGAATTATTCTAAAATGGCAGGTAAATTCAAATCACCAAAGATGCCAAACATAAAAATACCAAAGATGTAAAAAAGGAGCCAATTGGCTCCTTTTTTTTGTCATGAATTAATAGAAAAAGTTATTGAAATAAATATATAAATAAATAAAAGTTATCATCATGGAAAAATTTGCAAATTTTGAAGTACCTGTAGAAAAAGAAAAGGTTGTAGAATCAATTAAGGAAAAAAAGAATAAAGGATGTCCAGTTGGAGAAAAGGGAGAACCAGGAGAATCAGGTATACTTAAAAAAACTTATCTTAAAAAATTCAATGACTTTGAAATAAAATCTGAATTAAATGAAGATGATGTTTTAGAGAATGAATTTTATGAAACATTAGAAGGTATAGATGAATCTATATTAGCTGATATAAGAAAAATGGGATTTGGAAAAGCATTCAAACGTTTGGGAAGAGGTATAATGTTGGGTGTTAGTGATATATTAAAGAAAAATCCTAAGGTAGCAAAGATGTTTAAAGATGGAATAAATAAATATGGAAAAAGTTTTGTTGAAGATGCATCTCAGATAATGGGAGAAACTGTAAAAAATCTCGAAAACAAATTTGAAGAAAAACAAAAAGATTGGGAAAAGAAAGAAAAAGAATGGTTGGATAAAGAAAGAGAATTCGAAAAGAATCAATAAAATCCCAACAAAGATAAAATTATTGTAATCCTAAATGGCAAGAGGTAGTGGTGATAAAACTATAATTAAGAACCAAGAAGTTATAATTAATGTATTGGATAAAATTGAGAAGTTAGCTTCTAAATCAGAGAAAAATGTAGAAACTATACAGCTGAATATTTCTGAAAACATTATAAGTGGGATTACTTCTATAAAAAGCGAATTACAGACACAAACAAAAATTCTTAATGGTATTCTTAAATCACTTGGCGGAAAAGCAATAAAGGCCAAAAGGGATGATAGTGATATTACTAAAAGTATTATATCAGGTGATATAGGTGGTGATAAAATAGTAGATTTTGGAAAGATATTGGTAATACTTGGTGGTGCATTCTTTGCATTTGGAAAGGGTCTTGGACAACTTTCAGAAATAAGTAAGGAACAGGCAATAACGATGTCCCTAGTAATGTTAACAATGTTTGGATCAATAGCAATGATCTATTCTAAGGGATACGATATATCGATTGCACAATCAGCCATACTATCACTGACTCTGGTTATGTTGGCAATGACTGTACAGTCTATATCTAGGATATTTTCAGATATGCCTGATGTATCAACCAAACAGATGATAACAGGAATTGCTATTGCAGCAATTTTTGTACCAATAACAGCATATTTTATTAAATCGTTGAGTTCAATGTTAACAGGTAAGGGCATAATGGGAGCATTGGGCAATGTTATAAATGCTGGAATAATTGCAGTATCTTCTATGGGAGCATTGTTGATATTTCCCATGATAGCTCTTTCATTGGTAGCAACTGCAAATGTTTTAAAATTGATGCCTAGCATTGATCTTAAGAAATTGGCTATTGCAGCAGTTGTAGCAGCATCATTGATTCCAATAGTAATGATATTTAAAAATGTATTAAGAGCACTTAGGGGAGATGCTTTCACAGTTGCAATAAGAACTGTTTCAAGTATAGCAGGTAAGGTATCCGGTTCACTTGTACAACCAATGAGTATGATGCAATCGTTGGGTGCATCATTACTTATTATACCAGTGCTTGCAATAACAGTAGTTGCAACTGCTTGGATATTCATGGCACTTCCAAATAAATTTAAAGCGCCTCCAATTGATTGGGTATTTAAGGTTGGTTTATCGTTATTGTTTTTTTCTATGTCATTTTTAAGAATGTCAAAACATTTAGAAGTTTTAAGTAAAGAAACTGGTACTGGAGTATTTAGTATAACAACAAGAGAAGAAATTAAAAAGAAAAAATTTGCTGGGGGAAAAGCTGCTGGAATGTTTGGAATGATGATGGCACTTTCTGCATCAGTTGTTGCAACAGCATGGATATTCATGTTGTTTCCAAATGAAGATAAACTTAAAGCTCCACCGTATTGGTGGATCATAAGAGTAGGTTTAGCAATGTATTTATATGCAACTGCAATTGGTTCATTAATATCGTCATTTCAAGGTAAAAAATCAGCAATTTCGATAAGAAGTACCTTTAAACCTGTAAAAATTAAACCTGCTGCTTTAGTTATGGCAGTTGCTGCTATACCATTGATTGCATTATCTATTGTTGGAGTAGCACATATACTACAGAAACTTCCAGAGGAAAGTAAATATAAAGCTCCACCACTTGGTTGGATTATTCTTACAGGTTTAACATTAATTATATTTTCAAAAGCTATTTCTATAATTATATCAGCATTAAGTGGAAAATCTGCCGTTAAAACTGGTAATAAAATATTGGATGTACCTATGAAAGGAAGAGTAACGGCAAAAGATATTGTACTTTCTGCATTTGCTTTGGTATTAACTGCACTTGCAGTTAGAGCAGTAGCTGAAATTTTTCAGACTTTTCCTGAAGATAATGTTTTAAAAGCTCCTCCACTTTGGTGGACTATTAAAGCAGGTATTGCAGTGTTGTTATTTTCATATTCATTAAAAGCTATCGCAAAATCATTAACTGCAGGTAAGAACAAAATGACTCTTGTTGGTGTTGTATTAGCAGGTTTAGCTATGGCAGCATTAGCTACTGGTATAGTTGCGACAGCATGGATATTTAAATTTTTACCACCAGATAATCAGATGAAATCTCCACCTTTAGTATGGACACTTAGGGCAGGCATTACAATGGCACTGTTTGCATTTTCTGTTAAACTCATGTCAACTGCTATAAAAGGAAAATGGAAAGATATATTTAAAGCAGGTGCAATGATGGGTATACTTGCAGCAGCAGTAGTTATCATAGCATGGGAATTCATGTTGTTACCACCTGGAAATAAAATGAAAGCTCCTCCAATTATATGGGTTATATCTACTGGAATAACGATGGTTCTTTTTGCTCTATCTATTGCATTATTGATGAAAATCAATCAACAATTGAATATTAAAAAAGCAGGTAAAGCTGCTGGTATATTGGCACTTATAGCAGGTGCAGTTGTTGCTATAGCATGGGAATTTTCACTTCTACCGAGTAAGTTTAAAAGCATACCGATAGAATGGATCTTACCTACAGCATTAGCGATGATGGTATTTGGAATAGCATTTTGGGTAATTGGTAAATTGGGTAAAAAAGCAGTTATTACTGGAGCACTGGCAATGATGTTTGCAGGTGCAGCAATAGTACTTATAGGAATTGGAGTTAAAAAGTTTGCAGAAGCTATTTCTATGATTGATAAACCATGGCAGATGATTGCGATAATGGGAGCAGTAATTCTTACATTAGGAGTTGTTATGGCAATAGCTGGATTGGGACCATTACCTGGATTCATTACATTGGGTTCAGCAGCAATGGTAGTTGCAGGATTGGCTCTCATATTGGTAGGTGTAGGAGTAAATAAATTTGCTAAATCATTCTCTATAGTAGATAAACCTTGGGAATTCATTGGACAGATTGCTGCACTTATTGGAGCAGTAGGATTGGCAATGGCAGGAGCAGGATTGATATCACCAGCTATTTTGATCGGTTCTGCTGTAATGATAATGGCAGGAGGTGCTCTTGTTCTTATAGGAAAGGGTATAAAGAGTTTTGCAGATATCATGAAAACTATAGATCCTAATGATCTAACATATATGATAGATATTGTGTTAAGTAAAGTTAGTGATTCATTTGGAGCAATAGGTAAAAAGTTTGGAGGTTCAGGATTGGTTGGAGCAATAATGGCTATTACAGGAACTGATGATGTATCTAAGGGTATCAGAATGGTTAAAGGTATGGGTAACGTACTTACTGAGATAGCTATGGGTGTTAAAGATTTTGCTAATTTAACATTCATAGATTCTAAAGGAACTTCAGTTGCTTTAACACCAGCAGATATGGAAAAAGTTAGTGCTAATATTAAAATGATAGTTAGTTCACTTTCTAGTACACTTGGAGAATTAGGACAAGATCCAAATGCAAAAAGAAAATGGTTCTTGGGTAAAAGTGCCATAGATAAAGGTAAAAAGGTTGTTAGTAATATAACAGATGGTTTGTTTGAATTGGCTGATTTTGTAAGAACAATATTAGATATACCTGATGTAAATAGAATAAAACAAACAATAGAAGATGTCATATTAGCAATACCTTCTGCTTTTGTTAAAGCTGGTTCTATGTTATCCAAAGAAATGGATGCAGCAAACGTTGGATTGAATTTCTTGAGTAGAATACCAGAAAATTTTGTAAATGCAATCGTTAAATTATCTAAAAAAGATAATAAGATAGATAACATAGCGAAAAACTTCGCAGATATGGCAGTATCGATGCAAAAATTCTCTGCTGCTGTAGATACTTTAGATGATGTGAAATTAGATAAGATGAATCAAACATTTTCTACACTTGCAGAAATTTATAAATTCAGTGATGATGCCGATATTGGGGAACAGATTGCTGAAGGTATTAAAACTGGAATTGAAATGGCTCTTGAACTTATTGAAAGATTCATCAAAAAAGAAAATCCAGATAAGAAACTTGAAATTATTCCTGAAGTTAGAAAAGAAATTTATGCAGCTAATGATACAACTGGAAGAACAGATTCTGGAATAACTTCTGACACTAAAGTATTGGCTGATAAGATGCAAGCCGTTATCAATAAACTTGATACAGAATTGACCGTAAGAATTGTCAATGAAAATTTTGAAATTGGTTAATTTTTTTTCGAAACAAAACACAGCCGGCATTATATAAAAATACAGAGACTGTTTTGGTTAATGGAGTAAAATTAAAGAAGATTCAAATGGAGACAATTTTAGTTAAAAACACAATTGGCATTCCCTATTACATTTGGAATGGAATTAAAAACAATAAGTTAAAACCATCTAAATTTGATAATGGTAGACGAGTATGGGTTGCAGGTGATGAAGAATTTGAAGAAAAATATATCAAATCATATCATATTCAAGGAGAACCAGGATGGAAAAAAACTGGCTTTATTCTTGAGACGGAATTTGGTTATGAACAAGCTGTTTATGACGAACAAATCATAATACATCCAAGTGATATTTATGAATCCTAATAAACATTAGGTTACAAACGGTATACGCGAAACTAATTTATATAGTACCATATATAATATAAATAGCTTTTCTCAAAAGGCATTAAAATTAATATTATGAAAAATAAAAAGAATAAAAAAACTAGAACATTTCTTTATTTCAATAAAAAAAATTTAAATAATAGAACATATACAGAAGATAGTATAGATGAAAACATAATTAATGATTACAAATTAAAAATAGAAAACAAAACAGCCCTTGGTGAATTGTTACATACAGATAAAAATAATCTTGTAGAAAGAAATGATTTTGGTTCAATTGCTTTGAAATATGTTTCTCACAAAATTACTAAAATAAAAGTTTTTAAAAGTAAGATAAAGGGTGAAATAGAAATACTGGCTACTCCATCTGGTAAAATACTTTCTGAACTTATTGATAAAGATTATGTAGTAATACGACCAAGATGTATAGGTCATGTTGACGAAAACGGTATTGCTAAAGTAACTGATATTATTTCATTTGATGCAGTAGATGCCAGTAATGATAGTTTTATTAATATAAGAAAAAGAGTAGACGAATAATTTTAACATTTTTTAAAATAAATCATTATTATTATATTTACCCTATATAATAATATAATAAATGCGCGCGTAAAATGATTCAAACAAAACAAATTCAAATATTTAAATTTTTGCAGGACTTCAATACTCCTGTAGAAGTTAATGAAACCATTTCGCAACATATAGGAGATCTTGTTATTGTTATAGATAATGTTGTTTTTGTAAAGGATAAAAATAAAAACAATGATTCTACACAATTTGTAAGTGCAGTATACAGTGGAGAATTTGTAAAGATGAATGACTTAATATTTAAGGAAGTAACAGAATTAAATTAATAATTAGATGATGGATTTTTCAAAATTAACAGAAGGTTTTTCCGATAAAGAATTTGTAAAAGAATTGGGAAATCCTTCTGATATTTATTTTGTTGGTGGTTGTGTTAGAGATACAATAATAAAAAAAGATTCTAAGGATATTGATATTCTTGTACGAAAGAAAACATTTACTGAAATAGAAAATATCCTTAAAAAATACGGTTCAGTAAAAAGAACAAATGTTGGTGATAGATTTGGAGTTTTAAAATTTATACCTACAGGAGAAAGTGAAAGTATAGATATATCATTACCTAGAAAAGAAAATAAGGGAGAAGGAGAAATTGACCACACAAACTTTGATGTATTTTCAGATCCAAATTTAACGATTGAAGAAGATCTTGGACGTAGAGATTTTACGATGAATTCAATTGCTGTTGATCTTACAGGTAAAGTAATTGATCCTTTTAAAGGAGTTTATGATACAATTAGTGGAATAATAAAGGCTACAAACTTTGATGCATTTTTGGATGACCCATTACGTCTTTTAAGATGCGTTCAATTTATGGCTAGATTGAATTTTAGATGTGATTCAAAAACTTATAGATTTATAGTAAATAATGTAAGATTGATATCTAAAATAAAGTCTGAACGAATATATGATGAATTGGAAAAAATCTTTGAAAAAGGAGATCATTTTAAGGGTATAAACATATTGTTAAATACTGGATTGTTTAATGTTATATTTGGAAGCCGTAGTAGTAAGACTCGAACGTTGACAACAAATAACAAAGTAGATTTTTTCTATCAGTTAATAAGTCATGCAAAAGGAGATATATCTCAACTTTATATCGAAAAATTAAAGGGAGACAAACATACTGCTAAAAGATTGAAACTTATTCAAACATTGAATTTAAACTCTGAAAAAGTTAGATTTAAAAATAGAATATTGTTATGGCAATCAATAGCTGTAGTAGAAGATATTTTAGATTATATTTCAATAGATTCTATTTTTGAAGGTCCAATCAATCAATTTAGAAGTGGTGAATTTCCAAAAAAGATGTCAGAAATAAAAATCGATGGTAAAGATGTAATTGATATAATTGGTGAAGAATCTGAAATTGTTGGAATTATACTTAATGAAATAGTTGGAATGATATTATCAAGACAGATTGATAATGATAGAAATAAGTTATTGGAATATGTTAAAAGCAAAAAAAATAATGAAATTCTTTGAAGGTAAAGAAGAAGAATTAAAACAACTAATAAAGGATAGATACATATCAATCAATAAACATCCAGAAACTTCCCTATACATTTATAATTATACAAAACATTGTCAATATGATAGACATTGGAACGATATAACATTACAATGTCGAGGATTGATTCTTGATGAAAATTTAAATGTTATTTCAAGACCCTTTAAAAAGTTTTTTAATTATGATGAATTTAATGGACAACCAGTTCGGGATAGGGTTAACTTGAAATATAAACTATTCAATAAAATGGATGGTTCAATGGGAATATCTTATACATTAAATGATAAATGGTATATAGCATCTAGAGGTTCATTCGATTCTGATTTTGCAGATAAAGCAAATGAGATACTTTATAGAGATAATGTTGATGCTTTGTTTGCAATGAAGCCAAAATATACTTATCTTTTTGAAATCATATTTCCAGAGAATAGAATAGTTGTTAATTATGGTGAAGAAGAAAAATTGGTTTTGTTAGCAATAATAGAAACAAAAACTGGAAAAGAAATGGATCTGGAACATTACAATCCTGGATTTGAACTCTCAAAAGAATACAAAATGAAACAAGAATTTAATGATCTTTCTTTAACAGAAAAAATAACAAAGTTACAAAAACTAAATCTTGAAAATAAAGAAGGTTTCGTAATTTTATTCGAAGATGGACATAGAATAAAAATTAAATTTGATGATTATATAAGATTACATTCTTTGATGTTTCATGTATCAAGTCGAACTATTTGGAAAGCATTTAAGGAAGATATAAAATTAGAACAATACGTAAAAGAATTACCTGATGAAATTCATGATTGGTGTTCTAAAGAATATAATGAATTAAAAATTAAATTTAGTAATATAGAAAATTTACATATTAAAATTGTAAAAGAATATGAGAGATGCCAAAATTTAAAAGAAAGACAATTTACATTAGGTGAAGTTAAAAGTTTATTATCAAAATTCAAAAAAATTGGTAATATAGACAAAAATTTTTATAATAGATTAGAACAAGAAAAAAATAGATTACAAAAAGAAAAAAACGATTTTTTTAATTGGGTTAATGAATCATATAAAGGTTTTTCAAAGGGTCTCATACTTGCCATATATGATAAAACAAATTATCAAACTGCTATATTCGAAAAAATCAAACCAGAATTTAAACGTCCATTTTGGACTTATTAAAAATTAAAATTATGTCTATTATAGATTCAAAGGGTAAGATAAGAATTGATAATTCTGATGGTACATTTACAGAACTAACATTCACACTATCTCAATCAACATGTGAAAACATACTTAAAAATATACTTTTTTATATTGGTGGTTGTAAAGTAAGTAAAAGAAAAAAAAGTTATGCCTACAATAGATTTTGATGAAACTGTTTACAGAATACCCTATAAGTTAGCAGGACGTACTGTGGGTACTTTAACTATTTTACAATCAGTAAGTTATGAAGAATGGTTTCAAATTTATGAAGACCATGATTCCGGAGAATGTTCATTCCAAAAAATTGATAAAAAAGAATTTGATAGAATAATATCTTTATTGTAAAAATAATTTTAAATTTTATTTTAAATTAATTTCTTTATTATTATATTTATCCATAATATTATTAATCCATAAAAAAATTCAAATCATGTATGTATTTCAATTCTTAATAATACTTTGTGCAGTTCTTGGAGGTATTTATTTAATATTGGATTTATTTCTACCCTTAGTAAGGGGACAAGAAATTTTTACAATGTTTGCAAAAAAATCTGAAGAAACAGAAAAAAACGAAGAAACCAAAGAAACAGAAACAGAAAAAAACGAAGATAAAAAAAATACTAAGTAGTATTTTTTATTTTTAATTGTTTACTTTAATTTTAATTTAATTCATTTTATTATGGAACAAACACAAACAAAAAACAAGAGGGGAAAAGCCGCAAGGACCTTTCTTGGAATTGTAGTACTTGTCGGTATAATCGTTGCTATTGCTTTATCAAGCAGATTAGCGGAAAAGGTTGGTGCCGATGAAATCGTTGTAATTCAGGATCCTATTGATGGTGACCTGCACTTTTATTTCCAGCCAGGTTTATACTATCAAAACTTAGGAACTCCTACACATTACAAGAAAGAATCTCAATATTGGTTCTCTGCACACGAAGATCAAGGTAGTAAAACAGATCAAAGTATCAAAGTTCGTTTTAATGATGGTGGTCATGCAAAAATTTCCGGTTCAGTTCGTTGGACATTACCGATGGACATACCTTCAATGACGAAAATTCACACATTATTTGGATCACAGGTTGCAGTTGAACAACAACTCATAAGAACAGTTATTGAAAAATCCGTATATATGACGGGTCCACTTATGAGTTCAAAAGAATCATATGCAGAACGTAGAAATGATTTGATATCTTTTATTGATGATCAAGCTTCATATGGTGTTTATAAAACTGTAACACAAGATGTAAAGGGAATTGATGCATTATCTGGAAAAGAGAAAACAGTTACCGTTGTAGAACCATTAATGGATACTGTTACTGGAAAGTACTTCCGTCAGGAAGTATCTCCTATAGGAATGTATAAGATTGGTTTATATAACTTTTCTATCAATAAAGTTCTTTATGATAAATTAGTTGAAGATCAAATTGCAACCCAACAGAAAGCCATAATGGATGTACAAACATCTATTGCTGAAACTAAGAAAGCTGAACAGAATGCAATTAAAGCTGAACAGGAAGGTAAAGCTGCAGCTGCAACTGCTAAATGGAAACAGGAAGCTGTTAAAGCTAAAGAAATTACGTTAGCTGAACAGAAAAAAGAAGTTGCTAGACTTGCAATGGAAGAAGCAACATTCTATAAACAAGAAAAAATTCTTCGTGGTGAGGGTGAAGCGAAATACAAAAAGTTAATCATAACTGCCGATGGAGCCCTGAAACAAAAACTTGAAACATATGTAACAGTTCATGCAAATTATGCGAAAGCAATATCTGAATATAAAGGTGATTGGGTATCAAAAACATCAATCAATTATGGTGGAGCTGGTGCAGGAACAAAAAATGTAGGAGCTGGTGCAGGATTCTTAGGCACACAAAATCTAATAAATTTGATGATGGTGAAATATGCAGATGACTTATCGCTCGATATGTCAATTAAGAAAAATTAATTTAAACAATTAATTTACCAAAGTCAAATGAAAGGGATAGGAGTTTTCCTATCCCTTTTTTTAACACTAATTTAAAAAATCAATATTATGTTAAGTTATTTAGAAGATAGACTTGCTGCATTTTTTATTTATTTAAAATCAATCTATCTTTTTGGAAAAGCAGATTATGGAGATTTAGTGAATTATACAAATACCTCAAATTATTTAAAAGAAATTAAAAATAAAAAATGTGTTGTTATACAAAGAGGATTTTATTACTATAATTATCACCCTAAAGAAGAAGATTTTGATAAATATAGAGATAGTTTATTTAATAGAGAAGAAAATATTAAACGATATGATGATAGTTTTGTTGTATTAAGAAATATAGAAACAGGAGAAATTTATCTTAATGTTCAACATAGAGATTATTCATTATATGAAAGAAAACAAGTTATAATTATAAAAAGGAGATTTGATATTTTAGCTTTAAATACAGAATTAACTTTAAATAAAAAAGAAAATTTGTTATGTCCAGTATGCTTTAATAAACTTATTGTAAGTGGACAAGAAAGATTAGAAACGTTATCTGAACACGTATGTGATCCAAATGAAACACCATCACTAAAAGATAAATATATTTGTTCAAAAAACGGATGTGTGACAAGATTATATGATTGTTGTTGGAATGACTATGGAGAATATTATGGAGGTATTAAAAAAATTGATGAAAATAAAGATGATTATTCTGATAATTCATATCATTTAGATCATGAAGTATTTTTGAATGGTATATATGATGCTATTAATTCAGGTAGTAGAGAATCAAGTGTTAATATATCTGGTAAAAATCTAACAAGGAATGTATGGATGCCAGAAGATTTTTCGATAGGTAAATACACATTTAAAGTAGAAATAAAACACAAATCAAATTACAGGGGTGAAGTTTTAGGAATCAAACGAAAAATACAACTTTTAAAACGAGATGGTATAAGAAGTTATACACACTATTCATTTCCCATATTTACATTTTATAGATTATTAAAAGATTTTATTAAATTCAGAGCGGGTTATATCAAATATAGACAAACAAAACTTTTCGATACAAGAAAAGAAAAAACATACATAGAAGAGTTTGAACCCAAAATTAATGACAGTTGGCCATATAGAATTTATAATAAAATACAAATACAACTATGTCGTCATGAGAAGAAAAGAGCAGAAGATTTGGTAAAAACTCTTGAACGGTTGTTTAAAGCCATTAATGATGTTTTAGATAATAAACCTAAACTTACGCATACATATAGAAATGGAAAAATTTTTGGATTTTTACTTAATCCATATAAAATAACTATTTCATTAGATGGTAAAATATACACAGAAACGTATACGTGTATGATGTCAGGAAAACTTTTAGAAAGGGTATATAATCTTTATATTGAAAAGAATTTACCCATTAATCTTGCAATAGAACAGATAGATGAATTAACAGATCAATATAGATATGGTCTACTCACGTTACGTAAAATTTATAAATCATTAAAATTACAACAGGTATGAAAGATACAAAAATATTTTTAAAGAAAAAATTTCTTAATCATAAAAAAGGAACAGAAGTGTCGGAATTTTTGGTACAAAGTCCTGATTCAAGTAAAAACATGTTATATTTTGAACATGATGGGGGAGCAGTTGTTTCTTTACCGTTAACTTCAAAGATATTATCTATATGTGAGGGTGATATAAAGGTGTTGGAATTTGAATACAAATTGAATCCACAGAGTTGGCACAATGTAAAAAAAATAACATACAAAGCTTCTGATAAGGGATACAAACAGATCGATAAAAGTGGATTATTTTCTCCTGATGAATTAAAAAACATGGGACAGGTAAACAATGATTTTATTGCAAAACATATCAAAAAAATATATTTTACTTCTTTACAAATGGGTAAAGAAATTTTAAGTAAAGATGTTCAATACAGACAGGGAATTTTAACACATTTTAGATTAATAAAAGGAGTATATATGGCTCGATTTCTACGTACAACAACATCTAATATTAAAATATATGAATTAGAACCACCACCACCACTGTTTAAATTTAAAAGCGGTAAAGAATTATTTCCAGGTAATGTTATTTTTTATTTAGATCAACATAATTCAAGGGGATATGCTTCAAGAACTTTATCTCAATTCGATAATAATTTTATGCAAAAATTTAAATCAAAAGAACGTGAAGTATTTTTTAACTTAGAGGATGTCAATAGATATATACATGAAAATAAACCGTACTTTACACTAAAAGTTATAAGAAATTTTTTAAAAGATTTAGAAAATACTAAAAGTACAACCCCATTACATCTAAGAATTGAACGATTTAAATTAATTCACAAAATAAAAGATATATAAAAAGGTATTAAATATTTTTAAAATTGAAACTTTTTAATTATATTTACATATATTATTAAAATATAAATAGTTAGGTACATGACAAAAAAAGAAGAGCTATTAAGGTACAAGAAACTTGATGATATTGAACATTGTTTGTTAAGACCTGGGATGTACATTGGTTCAACGAAATTTCATAAGTCAGAAATTTATTTAATGGATGATAAGAAATTTAAATTATTTAATGTAACTTTTAATCCAGGTTTCATAAAATTGTTTGATGAAATCATTTCAAATTCTGTTGATGAATCCACGAGAAATACAAGATTAAATACTATTAAAGTAAAGGTTGATACAACAACAAGAACAATATCAGTTTGGGATAATGGAGGTATACCTGTTAAAAAACATCCTGAACATAAAGAATGGATTCCTGAAATGATTTTTACAAATCTTAAAGCTGGTAGTAATTTTGATGATACAGAACAAAGAAGAACTGCAGGACTTCATGGGGTTGGAGCCACTGTAACAAATATTTTTAGTAGTGAATTCGTAGTTAAAACAGCAGATGGTTCAAACATGTTCAATCAGACATATACTAATAATATGAAAGATAGAACACGTCCAATGATAACAAAATCTCAAAAGAACTTTACAGAAATAACATACCATCCCGATTTTAATAGGTTTTCGATGCAGGATGAAGGTATTGATGAAATCTCGATTGATCTTATAAAAAAACGTATAATTGATATTGCAGCTGTAAATCCAAGATTAAAAATATATCTTAACGGTGAATTATACAGATTTAGAACGTTTAAGGAATATGCCCAACTTTATTTGGATAAAGTATACCATGAAAAAACAAAAGATTGGGAAATAGTTATTGGATATTCTACAAGAGGATTCAAACATGTATCATACGTTAATTCAGTTGAAACAAAGGATGGTGGAACTCACGTTGATTATATAATGAATCAAATCATCGGTTGGTTAAGAGAAAAAGTAAAGAAAAAATTTAAATTAGAAATAAGACCTTCTGATATAAGACAACACATTTTTATATTCATAAATGCAAGTATCATAAACAGTGAGTTTGACTCTCAAACGAAAACAAAACTTGTATCAAGTGTAGCAGATTTTGGAACTGAACATAAAGTTTCAGATAGGTTCATGAAAGAAGTTTTTGAATCTGAAATAACTAAAAATTTACTTGAATGGGTTAGAAGAAAGAAACTTGAAGAAGAAAGAAGAGAACTTAAAAAATTAAATAAAAATTTATCATCAACAAAGGTTCTTAAACTTATAGATGCCAAAAAGAAATATGATAGAAAATATTGTATACTTGGAATTTATGAAGGTATGTCAGCATTAAGTGCAGTAAGGAAATTTAGAAACACCCAATTAATGGGTGCATTTCCATTAAAAGGTAAGTTCATAAATGTAAGTGAGCTTACAAATGCTAAAGTTATTCAAAATGATGAAGTTAAAAATTTAATGGGTTCTATTGGATTGAAGTTGGGAGAAGCACCGAAGAATTTAAGGTATGGTAAAATATACATATATGTAGATGCTGATCCAGATGGAGATGCAATCAGTGCTTCATTAATAAATTTCTTTGCAAAGTATTGGCCAGAATTATTTGATGAAGGTAGAATATTCAAAGTAATGACTCCATTAGTTGTTGCTAAAAACAAAAAATCTAAAAAAGAATTTTATACAAATGATGAATATGAACAATGGGTCAATTCAATATCAGATATAAAGAAATGGGACATTGAATACAAGAAAGGTTTAGCATCATTAGAAGATGATGAATATGAAAAGATAATAAACAACCCAAACTTAGTTAAGTTAACAAAGGATGAAAATTATAGTTCAACGTTAGCATCCTGGTTTGCTGGAGATTCTTCAGAGCGAAAAGAAAAAATTTTAGGACATAAAATTGAAAATGAAAACGCTTTATTTTAAAAATCATGATTAAAAAGAAACTAAAAGTAATTATAGTTTTAGATGATGAAGTTCAGTTAGCAGCATACAGTTATTATAATCGTAAAAAATTTTATAATTATTTAATAAATGAAGAAAATCTTAATACGTATATAGCTGAGAAAGAATTAAAAATAGGTGAAAGAAATATTAAAAAAATGTCAGAAAAAGAATTTTGGCAATATATATCTCCTCTTACAGAACGAAGTGATTTTAAATTTGATAAAGTAATATATCAAGCTAAAAAGGAAAAAAGAAGAAAATAAAAACGCTTTATTTTAAAAATTATGAAAGAAAAAAAATTAAAAGTAATTGCAGTTATGGATGATGATGGTCATTTAGTAACATACAGTTATCATGATCGTGAATATCTTTATACTTTAATACAAGAAGATGAACGTTTAAGTGATATAGCAACTGAAAACGATATGAAATTAGAAGAAGTAAACTTTGAAGATATTAATGAAAAAGAATTTTGGTCACTCATGTCATGTTTTAAACAGAGAGGAAGTTTTGAATTTAGTGAAGTATCATATCCAGCAAGTAAAAAGAAAGAAAAACTTGTAGAGATAGTTGAAGCACGACATTTTGATATTTTCGTTGCACATAATGATGCACATGATATTTCATGTGGTGGTTCACCTACGCTTGGATACGGATTTTTCGTTTCATTAGATGAACCCTATGGAGAAATGCTTGAATTTTTAAGAGCAAGTTTAAAGAAACATGGGAGAACATATCAAAATATAACATATAATAAAATCAAGAATGTAAGATCTGATCAGCTTTGGACAAGAGAAGCAATATATAAATGTATTAAAGACAATTACGTCGGAGGATAAAAAATAAGTAAATGATAACATTAAGTATTTACCAGTTAGAAGATATTATAGAAGAACAAGATATTATAGATATGAGAGAGGTTCCGAGGGATGCCAAACATCTTATGGAAGAATATGATAGAGATGAAAATTCATATACCTTGGGTCATGATTATGAAATAGGTTATTTTCTTATATCAAACTCAAGTGCATCTTTTCTTTTATGGTGTGAAACAGAATTTGACCATAGAAACGGTTTTTATTCATTTGATGTTTAAGTGATATTATAAAATAAGTTATAAGTAATAGAAATATGAATCAAAAAACAATA